CTCGAGAAGCTCACGAGCAATCTTCAGACGCTGTTCATCGTATGCACGAAACTCGTCAACAACTGCTTTCGTGTTGCGGGCAATCTGATATGCAACCCTCGTGGAGATTTTATACTCGGGCAATTTATAGTTGCCCAGACGAGTAAGGGCTTCGACTGACTCTACGATCTCACGTAATTTTAGTTTCATTGTTCCTGCTTTCTATGGCTTAAATAATAGTCCCATTTCAAAATCAGACGCGGCAAACGCTCTCTCGTAATCTTCGCGTTCCTGCTCGTGCGCGGCTTGCCGCAAAATATGTGTAAGATATTCGTCAAGCACCACCATTTTTTGAGCGTTCGATAACTGACTGAATAGTACAGGGCTTTCAAATGTACCATGCTCCCCAAATCCCATATTCCAGATACGTTGTGCCGCCTTCTCTCCCAAGTCCAGCATCTTCGCGCTTGGCGCGGTCTTGGCATAGGTGATCGTCCTATTGCCGCTTGTTATACCCGATATAGTTACAGTCATCTTGGCTCCTTATGATTGTTTGCAGAGACCAAGCGTCTGCAAGAGTGAAATAACATTGTCAACTGTAGCGCCGCCGCCCGTTGCCAATACCTGCTGTGCTACAGCAGTTGCTCCCCAAAAGCCAACCTTGCCCGCTGTGTTGGACATAATAACAATTGACTCATTGGATGCGTCGCCAAAGATACCATTATAGGTATCTGTTCTCCAAGTGAAGTCACCTAACGGGTCTCCACCGTTGTTGAAAACAATGTCTCCCGCTAAGGTCTTTATCGCATAGTTCAGTGTTGAACCTTGTTTTATGTCCCTAATATTGATACCATAAGCATTAACCACAGTACCAAGCAGTGATGATGTATTTATATCTATGGCCGTAACCGTTGTATAGGTACTTCCTACACTACTCCATAATCCTAGCCACATCGCCGTTCCACCTGTTACTGTACCTGTACTCGTATTGTTCAGAATAAAATTCAGGCCATACATGGCCGAGACTGTGCCAGTACCTTGATGTGTTGCGCGTCCTATAATGCCTATAAGACCATTCCCACTTGTATAGTTCTGTGCGTTTCCAATAGTTGTAGCCGTGTCAAAACTTCCCGCTCTTGTCGCCAAAGTTGAAGAACCGCTGGAATTAGCATAAATAAGTGATACCACACCATACTCAAGTCCAGAGGTAGCCGTCAGCGTTCTAGTTACGGACACACCACCATTGAGAGTTGATAATCCAGTCACACCCAATGTGCTCGATAGCGTGGCTGCTCCTGTGACCAGTAACGTTGTTCCAACCGTTGCCGCACCTGTCACTGCTAAACTTGCCAGCGTTGACGCCCCAGTCACTGCAAGAGTGGACGCAAGAGTAGTCGCACCTGTAATTGCTAGGGAGCCGCCCGTGATGAGCGACGATGTTGTAATTGGTCTTGTAGTCGTCAGGCCACTATATGAAAAAGTAAAAGCCGATGTGGGCGTAGGATTACCCGCCTCCACCAAAGTCAAACCGATTGCAACCTGTCCATAAGGCCCCGTGTAGCCCGTTGCATTTACTGTAGTTGTATCGTTGCCAGCTTTGTAATAACTTGTCCAGCCAGTTTGTGAAGTTCGGGAAGCGTAGCCAGATGTTCCATTCGCCCAAAAAGCGACAATTAGATTTTTCCCTGCCTCTACAGTAAACCAAATATCATCACTGACAGTGACGGAACTAGCCGCCCCCGAAAAGCCAGCGGAGCCGCCAAACGTTACCTGTGTGGGTATTGACTCAAAATCATAGGCATCCCCCGAACTTGCGGCATGACCGATATAGACCGCCCCAACTGCAATGGCAGACGAACTTGATGCCTGAAACGTAAGCCTGATCTTTATACGGCCAGTGTTCGAGATTTGCACGGTATTGATTACTTGCCTGATCGTGAATGTATTCCATCCATTTGTCACCGTGCTGGGTGTCTGACTTGCCGCTGTAGCATAGGCAACGGTGTCATATTTCAGGTCAAGATGATTGCCAGAAGTGGCAAGAGGAATACTGATTGCCTGTAGACCCGTGAACACATTCGCCGCATTCAACAACGCAAACGTTCCGCCCGCCGCAGGGAGCGTATAAGTCTGTGCCACGTCGCCCCCGCCAAGCGTGATGTCATACGCTGGAAGCGTGAGTGTGTTTGTGTTTGCAATGCCTGTACCGCCCTTGCTTGCGGGAAGTACAGTGATCAGAGGCTCGTATACTAAGTCAAGAAGTGTTCTGATACCCCCCCAAGTTATCTTTCTGATTCGCTGAGAAACATTGTCCCAGAACACGAGCTCTGAGTTAGTTGTGAGTGTTCCAAAAGTGGCACCATGTATGGCATTGGCTAGATCGAAACTGCCAGGACTTCCCGAGCCATGGGAGAGCCAAGCTTCAAAGCTTGGAAAGTACAAAGCAGCGTTCTCGAAAGGTACAGCAGGTGGCGAGAAGCTGCCAGCAAAATAGATACCAGCATTGATGATCTCTATAGCGTAGATGCTGGGAATAGCTGACGTGGGTATACTACTCCAAGTGCCCCCGCTCAACTTGGCTATTGAGTAAGATGCAACAGCATCTACGGCTTCAAAGACTCCTCCCAAGTACAGATCCGACAGGTAGACAGTCAGCGCCTCTTTACCCGTCCAGGTAAAGTCTGTTACAGTTCCTAAGATAGTAGTTGCGGGGAAAGATCCGTCGTAGGAAAGAACTTCAGCTGTTGTATGAGGGTCAGAGGGATAGGTACTCGCCAGAAAGACAAGGTCATCCCCATAGACCGCCAGTGCTGTTGCATTATTATATCCGTGGAACTCTGAAGTGTCTAATACTGTGCTGAGAGATCCTCCTATGAGTTTCTGAAGAGCATACTTAGCCTCGTCTCCTCCACCCCCAAAGCCCTCCAGATAGAAAGTTCCATAGACATCACCATTGTATTCAACTAGCTTACGGCAGATCTGATAACCGGTGGGAGTGGAGCCCGCGGGTTTGTCCATGGGTAAGAACAAGTCGTCTTCTACCCTCAGTACACCCGAAGGGGCCGCCAGATAAGCATAGTCCCCCGATGAAAGGAATACACCACCCAGGTATAGATAGCCCTCAGATGAGAGTATGCTGAGCACATTGTAAGCTGGAAAGCTACCGGGTACATCGAATACTAACTGCCAGTCATCTTCTCCAGAAACAGTTATGCTGAGAAGTTCGTGATCATCTAACAGAGTTCGAGCACTCCCGAATACGTAGATACGTCCCTCATGTTGGCCAATAGCTGTTACAATACCAGTAACACCCACGTACATGTCATGCCAAGTCTTCGAGGAGATGTCGTACCTCGCGATGTTAGAACAGGGTAAAGTACCTCCACCTTTCAGGGCTATCTCAGTGAAGTCTCCTCCCAGGTACAAATACCGGCCATCCCGATGCATAGCGTAGACTGGGCCATTGGGCTCACCGAAGTTCTCAAAAGTAGGAACTTCTAATTCGCCAGCATCATGAGCTGTGTTCCACTGGTTTAGCAAACCCTGGAGCTCTGCAGCAGTGGCCAGTTCGGAATCGACAAAGACGTGATTGAGTGATACATGAACAACTGGATCTTCTTCACCAGTCTGAGCAATCTGCAGACTCAAGATACGCCAAGTTTGCTCAGTTCCGAACCTGTCTAAAGTAACAGTATCACCCGCTTCGTAATCAGTGTAGAGAGTGGGCTCTATAGCCTCGCTGAGCTGGAGAGTAATAGATTTGAGTGGATCTTTCGCATTCTCGAGTTGAACTGAAGCGTAAGTCGAAGCCGAAGAAAGCGTCTGAGCTTGCTCGATAGACAGCAGCTTCTCACGTCGACGGTACTCACCCATTGAAGAACCATCTTCAGCGGTGAAGTAGCCTTCTTTATACTTGACTCGAAAAGCGTTCTTCAGACTTGTACTTCTTCGTTCGCTAGAGACTTCAAGACAGTTACCGCCTATCCTGAAGTAAACTGTATTGCTTAGATTAGTACCATAGCCATCTTTGTAGAGGGAGAGACTAGCACCTCCATCTACCCAGCCAATTCTACCTTCAAAGATACCTGACTGGGCCAGCTCCTGGAAGACTTCTAGAAGGTTAGTACCCACAGGGAAACTTAGAGATTCATCATCTGTCCAAGCAACCGAGTTAGTATCGACTAAGTCTGTAAAATCGCAGACAAGACCCTGGAGAGCCCCTCGGGCTTGAGCTTCAACAATCAGATCTAAGAGTATGCCAGCCCGAGTGCCTGTAAAGATCCGCGTGGTTGACCCCGAACCATCATCCCAGATGATAGCATCACTCAAGAAAGAAAGAAGACCGGGGCCTCTCAAGGTCATGACTTGCCCAGCATTCTCAGAACTATCCGCGTCAACTTCGGGGATGTTCTCGACAAAGAAGCCCTCTCGAGGAGAGCCCTTGTAGAAGCTCTGACAGTACATCCCCTCGGTGACGGTAGGCGCAGCATTTTTATCGAGCTTGATCTCTGCAGAGCCGGGACGATTGACTTCGATGTCAATTCGGCTTTCTTGAACTGGCAAGTCACCCCCTACGATGGGAGTAGAGAGATCAGTATCGTAGAGTATCCAGCTGATTTGATTTGTCATAGGTAGGGTGGGTAGAAGGAGACTTTGACAGAACCTGTAGTATAAACATCCGAAGTGATAGTGAGCTCGTTGGGGTCAGTCCCGGGAGACAGTCTAAGAAGAGCTGAATCCCCAGGGTGGGTGACATTGCCCATGACATTTCCCAGAGAACTATGAGTAGCGTAGTATCTAGAGTTGAGAGTGCCAATCGTAACATAGGCGCCTCCAGCTATAACTCCAGTATAGAGCAGAGAAGTCCCGAGAAGCGGATGGACAATCAAGACGTTAGTGAGAGGCCCCGTCAGTAAGATAGTGGGATTGCTCTCTTCGGCTGTACCCGGATTAGTTACTTCCATCGTCTTGGGTGAGGCGTTGATGACCAGGGTATTATCGGCTATCAGAGTAGGACTTCTAAAGTAAGGATCTGCTAACTCGAAGTCTAGGACCAACTGGGCAAAATTGTGGCTCTCTCGCTTGAGCTGATAGTCTCGTTCAATCGAAGCTAATGCTCTTCGTGTAGAAGCATCTTCTCGGGTTTGAACAAGATACTTCTGGCCTCGGGGACTAATGAGATTGAGCTTGAGATGGTCTATCAGAGTTTCGAGTGCTGCAGCAGTGGCCGTTTTCATGGCGATACCGAAGATGAGAGACCGGCTATCGAAGAACTTAGGTCTGAACTTTCTGCCATCTTGGAAAGGAACCAATAAGTCTTCACCACGCTTAGCAGCTGTATCTAAGTCGTCGTCGATAAGAGTGACTATACCATAAGTCGAGAGGTCTATGCCATTGAAAGCCCAAGTAGTCATGTCGTGACTCCCAAGTAGCTTAGCTTCTTGAGGTTCTTCCAGATTGAATCTTCAGCAGCCTCTTCTTTGGGATTGTAGATATTGATGACGGTTTGATTACCCGTAGCAGGGAGAAGCCCTGTAGAGGCCGACTTCATGTCATCACTTGGAGATTTAGAGCGAAGGGTAGGCTCAGCAAAGCCCAGAGAGAGATTGCTCCGCTCAACTTGGTCTAGTGCTCTTGCAATCCCTAAGAGTCCAAGCTCAAATGGAGTGGGTGATCCCGGAGTAAGCCAATCGGGAAGCTTGACACTGTTGATCTTACCAGCTAGCGAAGTCAAGAAGCCTATCACTTTGGCGATGGCCGAGCCTATACCATCGAATGCGGGCTTGAGCTTCGAAGCCAGCCAAGAAGCCAGCTTCTCTACTGCAGGCATGATGTGCTTTGAGATCCACTCTCCCATGGCTTTGAACGGGGGCATGAGCACGTTCTGGATATACCCAGCTACTACTTTGATGGCTAATCCCAAGACTGCTGAGATCACGTTGGCTACAGCCTGGAACAGGGGGAGGATATACGTAGAGATGAATGCCCAGCCTGCCTGGAAGTTAGCCACTAGTTGACCCCACCAGAGTTGGAAGCCCTGAATGGCTAGGGGGATGACTACTCCCAAGATTGATTTGAGATTCTCAAAGAAGGGTTTGATGAAAGCCCAGACAGTGGCTACCTTCTCCTGAATGCCACCGAAGTTAGTATTCCATGCCGTGTAGAGAGCATAGGCTGCCAGACCTACAGCGGCCATGATTGCGATCACGGGAAGCATAGGGGCCAGGGCCGTAGCAGCAGCGATAGCAGTTGAAACACCAAAGGCTATGACGGCTACTCCCAGTGCAGCCAGAACTCCAACGATGATACCCTGGTTATTAGAGAGCCATTCACCGAACTCTTTGAACTTGGCTAAGACTAGGGGGATATTCGTAACAACCCAGGTGGAGAAACTGGTCAACCCAGCGATCAGACTATCTAGGCCGCTCTTGAATGAGTCAGACTTGAAGAGGTTGAGAGCTGCCTGTCCCAGCTCGGTCAGCATGGGCAGAAGAGCTGCGCCTATCTTACCCTTGAGGTCGGTCATCGTGGCTGATAAGATGCGTTGCTGGTTAGCCAGTCCATCCGAAGTATTCTGGAAGTCTCCAGCTACCTTAGAAGTCTGTTCATAGATAAGAGCCAATGCTGCCTGGGCCTTGGCACTGTCGGAGATCTCGCCATTAGCTCCGGCTAGACCCATCTCTAGGGCACGTGCATCGATGGCTGCAGCATTGAGCTTGACACCAAAAGCCTCGAGAGGATTGAACTCCCCTTTCAAGCCAGACTGAATGGCTCCCAAGGCTGAAGAGACATCCGTATTGAAGACCGAGGCCATGTCAGCAGCACGCTCAGTCAGATTGATAGTTTCATCTGCAGCACCTGCGGCATCAAAGCCCACGTTCGTAAGGAAGGCTCCCATGATGGCCGAGAGCTGATTGAAGTCTTTCTCCGCCAGGCCCACTGTCTCGGCTGCAGTCTTACCATACTCGTGAATGATCTCAGAGCCTTCTTCAAAGACTACATTGACTGCATTCATACTCTCGTTCAGATCTGAAGCCGGCGTGATAGTGGAAGCCAGGAAAGCCCCTGCTCCGATAGCCGCTGTAGCTACACCTGCAAAGATGCCAGCGCCTACTGTACTCAGACCCTTGAAAGTCTTCTCTAGCCCAGAGGCACCTTTCTCTGCACTACCGATCCCCTTTTCAAAGTCAGTAGTGTCAAGGCCGAGCTGGGCTAGTAACTCTCGAACGATGGTCATTTTTTGGTTTTCTGCTTTCTGAAGAGAACAGCTTTCAGTGCCTGGAAGAAGCTTCCAGCACTCTTCATAGTAGATGTCTTGTATGACATCTCTGGGATGAACTGGTCGGGCTTGACTGCCTTGGCCTTGGCGGGCTTCAACATATTGTGGATCTTAGCGGCTATGATGCCAAGACCGTACATCTCGATGTAGTAGCCCCAGGGCTCAAGCAAGTAAAAGGCTCGCCACTCTGTGAGGAGATCTGAAGGCATCTCACGGAGTAGCTTGGGTACATTCCAGATGCCTAGTCTAAGAGCGAGTCGGAAGGCGAATCTCCTGGAGGGTCGTTTTTTAGGTCATCGGCCATCTTCTCAACAGCTGTATCTTCCATCTTGGAGAGCTTCTGGGCCACCTTGACTACGCGCTCGAGTGCTGAGCTGCTCTTGAGACCAAGGTACTTGACATCCTTCTCAGTAAACAGAAGATTACCATCTTCATCGCACATTGAAAGGCTGCCAATGATAGCCCGAGTCTTGCTCAGGTGGATCTTCTTGGGCTTGCCTTCAGGGGTGAACTCCACCATCTGGCTCTCCAGGGAATCTCTGGCTTCACTACTGAGTGTCTTGACCCGGACTACTCCACCCCACTCAGGGACTGGAACATCCTCGTAGTGGATGTCATCTACAGCCAGGATCTCACCTCTTGTGAGAAACTTCTTAGGCTCATCCATTTAGACGCTCGCGTATGAGAGAGTGGGTTGACCCGTGGGCTGGATGCCCACCTTGCACTGATAGGCATCTTCTTGGTCAGTCGTTCGACCAAGCTTGTGAACATGAGCCATGAATGCAATCTCTTCACGACTGTCGGGGTCAGAGGCCGTCAGCTGAACAGGATCTTCTGAGTCGAAGGCCGCTAGGATCGCCTCGTGAGTAGCCTGGTCACGGTCCCAAGTGACTGTCAGTTCGAACTCATTGAGCTGACGTTTCCCAGTGGCCAGCCATTCGGCGTAGCCTCCGGGACTCGAGTGAGCAGTCACCTCTTTGAGGATCTTCTCGAACTCCGGAAATTCATATTCTTCGATATGCATAATCGCCACTGCGGGGGTGCCAATACCCAGCTCGGCTCCGAATCCACCTTGTCTTGTCATTTTATATCTCCTTCCACATGATTGAGTAATCTCGAGTAATCTTGTATAACGCGGTGCTTTCATCGGGTAGATCTACAGGACCCGAAATAGCCAAAAGGTGTTGCACGGAGATGCCACTGGGAGAAGTACCCCAGACTTCTCGTATGCCATCAAAGTTTGAGAAGAACGTCTTCTCCATCGTAGTCGACTGAAGATGACTGCCCGACCAGAACTCCAATTGAAGGACTTGCTTGAACAGTCCAGCTTGCTCGCCATGACCCCGAGTATTCTTTCCTCCGGGCAGCCTAAGAAAGACAATAGCCGGGAGCTCGGGCTCAAGAGGCAGGGTCTGAGGATAGAACCGTTCACCCACTAGGGAGTAAAGTGCTGGGGTATTCTCTACCTTCCAGACGAGAGATGCCGTAAAGTCAGCCACTGAAAATCGCTCCTACTTCTTCCATGAGATTAGCAAAGAAGATGTCGCTGATCTCAGCTGAGTGTTCATCTAAGACGGGCCTTGTGTAGGGCCTAGCCGGTATCTTCACTGCTTGTTTTCTGATCCACTGGCCTTCTATCTTGAAGACGAGGCCCTCGCTAGTAGTTGCTCGGATAATACCTCCGAACTCGTGGATAGCAGCATAGATAACGTGAGGCCCGTAGAGAACGTAAGCCTTGGTGGGCTTAGAGACTTGGACCCTGTCTTCTTGAACACTGTTCAGAAGATTGCCAATCTTGATGAGCCCTTTATCTCGGATGTTGATTTTTGTATAGCCAATAGCCTGCTCCTCACCGGCCCGAAGAGCCCTGAGGACATTGTCGCCTGAAACTGCTTTGCCCATCGCCCGCAGATCTTCGATGAAAGCTTTGCCATTCTTCAGGGATAGGGAGAGGCCTTTAGGTCGTTTCGCCATGGGGTTCTACTCGTATCAATCGAACTCTAAAAGCTGTGGGACCCTGCTGCTTGGGCCCCAAGACCTGATAGATAATGGGTGAAGCCAGAGTCTCTCCATATCTAGAGATGACTTTGATTTGATCCTGAACCTCAAGAGCTAGAGCCACGGGGAAACGGCCCACAGCATCCCACCGAACTTCTACTACATGGTTCTTGGGAGCTTCAGACCCAGGTTTAGTCTCCAGGCCAAAAGGGATCAGTGTAGTGTTGAGGGTGAAGACCGCTATCTGTTGATTGTGGGAATCTACTGTAAAGGAATGGACCAGCCTCTGGCATACGTCATGCATATGCTCAGTCTGAGCAGATCTCATCCAGACAAGATCAGATGCTTGCATCTTCGGGTAAGTCCTGGACCATCAATCGGTTCTGTGCACGACGCCTTGCAGCGTGGTAACGGGACATCGCGAGACAGTGCTGATAGACTTGGTCCTTCGAGTAACTGGCGCCATCTGCTGTATAGTCATGCTGAGAGCTAACAGCTGCAGCCTTCTCATCCCAGAGGTCTACAGCAGCAGCATGCAGGTCGTAGGTGGGAGTCCAAGAGGAAGAAGTCGGGGGATATTTCAGAGAATCTGGAATTGGGTAAGCTTCTACATATTCTTGGAGAGCAGCATCACTATAAGTAGTGGTAGTGGGCTCAGCTATCATTCGGCGTAGCTTAGCTATTAGCAGTGCGAATGACATTGAGGTCCTCCTTGGAGAGTTGTGAGTACCAAAGACGTCTTTGAATAAGAGTACCCCGATTGACTATCTGCCTGCCCAGGTATTCTTCAGCCGCATAACGAACGGTATCGATACGGTCATGATCATGCATGACCAGTGTACCTCCAGGAGCCAAGAAGGGCACCCAGCTTGAGAGGTCAGTAAGAACAGCCTTGTAAGAGTGATCCCCGTCGATGAAGAGCATGGAGATAGGCAGCTTCCACTCTTGGGCTATCATGTCAGAAAAACCCTTGTGAACAGAAACTGTCTCTGTATAGCCCATCGTAGCCAAGTTAGTCCAGAAGGCCCTCTCGATGAACTCTTCAGCTTGGATGCCCTCTCCACCGGTCCAGAGGTCAAT